CAACGCCGCCGCTTCTGGCGCGAGTGGCAACGCCGCCGCTTCTGGCGTGAGTGGCAACGCCGCCGCTTCTGGCGAGAGTGGCAACGCCGCCGCTTCTGGCGTGAGTGGCAACGCCGCCGCTTCTGGCGTGAGTGGCAACGCCGCCGCTTCTGGCTGGATGGGCAACGCCGCCGCTTCTGGCGTGAGTGGCAACGCCGCCGCTTCTGGCGAGAGGGGCAACGCCGCCGCTTCTGGCTGGAGTGGCAACGCCGCCGCTTCTGGCGCGAGTGGCAACGCCGCCGCTTCTGGCGTGAGGGGCACGGCTACCGTCACAGGTCGCGATGGCAGGGCGTCCGCCATCGGGGAACAGTGCATTGCGGTGGCGTGGGGCCAAAATAGCCTCGCAAAAGGCACACTCGGGAACTGGATCGTGGTTTCCGAGCGGGGCAACTCTGGCGATATCGTTGATGCCAAGCTGGCCCGGGTTGATGGCGAGATTATCAAGCCGGACACTTGGCACACCCTGAGAAATGGAAAGATTATGGAGGCGGAGTAATGACTATCGTATGGATCTTTTGCTTCATCGGTGTTGGGACTTGTGTCTCCGGGCTGCTGAAGCTGGTGGACTGGATGGACCGGGAGGACGAGCGATGAGGAAACGCCTATCACCCGCCGATATCGCCACCGCCCTGCGGGCTTGCGTAGAGTCTGGCAAACCGTGCCCCAGAACGTGCCCCTACGCCGACACCCGCAAGGACGGGAGCTGTATCCGGCAACTCTGCCAGGATGCCGCAGACGCAATCGACAACCAGCGCACACACATTCAGGCCCTGATTAAGGCCAACGACGCACACCGTGAGATGGTAGCGCAGGACCCGAAGCACCCAGCCAAGCGGGGCGAAATGGTGGAAGCCCTGGACGCCATCGAAACCGGCATGACCCGGCTGGCCATGTCCCGCGACATCTGGCAAAACGACCTGGTGTATACCCTGTGCCAGGGTGTGCGGCTCCTGCTGGAGGACCGCATCAAGAATCGGGGTGCGCAATGAGGGTATATCAGTACTGCACCCGGGACAGATTCCGCCTGCCAATCCATCAGGCAGACAGCTTGGAAGAGCTGGCAGATCTGGTAGGCATTAAGCACGCAAGCGCAAAGCGCGGATTCTACCGGGCATACACGGGCAAAACCAAGGATAGCCGGTGGGGCTATGTTGATATCCCGGACGATGACGAGGAGGACGAATGATGTACGTCTGCGACTGCTGCCACGCGGCGTTTGATACCCCGCGCGTGGAGCATGAGGAATCTGCGGAATACGGCCCCAGCACGGCATTCTACTGCCCCCGCTGCGGCTTTGAGATGGGCAATCCCAGCGAGTACCTGGCCGATGAGTGCCCGGTATGCCACAGTCTCAAAAATCGTGATGACCGGGTGTGCCACAAGTGCGGCCAGCGCGTTCGTGGCCTGCTGAGACTGTTCCTGCACGATTTTTCGCGGGATGAGCGCGAGTACCTGGCCGACCTGATCGAGGGGTGCAACCTCGACCGCATGATCGTCGGGGCGGAAGTCCCCACGGAGTAAGCCATGCGCGAGAGCGGAGTGGCCCGCTATATCAGGGCGACGGTAGATATTTATTTCCCGGAGGGCGAAATGTCCTGCAAACTCTGCCCTCTGCTGGAAACATACTCCCGCAACCAGTGCCGCCGGACGGGCGAGTATCTGCTGGACACGCGCGGGACCGGGGCATATTGCCCCCTGAAAATTCTGGAAGAGGAGGATGAGTATTGAACATCTATGAGAAAATCGCGGCCATCATGCAGGACGTGCAATATCTTGCAAAAGACGACCATGTATCGTTCGGCTCCACCAGTTATAAGGCCCTGAGCGAGGAGAAGGTCACTTCCATCATGCGGGCCGAGATGCTGAAGCACAAACTGGTTGTTTTTCCGATTTCGCAGGTTGCGAACCGCACAGGCAACATCACTCATGTGGACGTGGTGTACCGCATGGTGAACGTGGAGAACCCCGAGGAATCCATCGAAATCGCATCCTGCGGCGACGGCGCAGACACCCAGGACAAGGGGAGCGGCAAGGCCATGACCTACGCCTTTAAGTATATGTGGCTGCGCACATTCGCGCTGCCCACTGGCGAGGACCCAGACAAAATCTCATCTGCTGAACTGGACGCTCGTCAAGAGTCTTTTAAGTGCGAGAACTGTGGTGGAGACATCACGGCAACCACAAAACGCAACGGGGAGCTTTGGGAGGTCCCGGACATCGTTACATATTCCAAAAAGCGGCTTGGCCGACAGTTGTGCGCTGCCTGTATTAAGGCCGCCCTGAAAGCGGAGAAGCGCCCATGAACGATTTGGTTACAGAAATCGGCAACAAGAGCAGAATGCTGGATGTGGCCATTGCGGAACTGAAAAAGCGCGGGCAGAAATATGCGGAAGCTGAAAAAGCCTACCGCATAGCCCTCGCACGGCGCATCCTCGAGGAGCGCGAGAAGGGAACGCCGGTGACGATTATCTCCGATATTTGCCGAGGGTCCACACAGATAGCCGGTCTGCGGTTTGAGCGGGACTGTGCGGAAGTGGTGTACAAATCCGCTATGGAGGCAATAAACTCCATGAAACTGCAAATCCGGCTCATGGACAGCCAACTTGGCAGAGAGTGGGGCGCCGCAAAATGAAACAACGCGCGTTTCCCCGGACCAAGGACATATCCGGGCAGCGGTTTGGAAAACTGGTAGCGCTATATCCCATCTCCCTCAAGGCGACAGGGTATAACACGAACTGGGTTTGCCAGTGTGACTGGGCCATAATTACCGGAATCAGCCCGGATTTAATCCGCAAGCGCTGGAAGGCTGGGTGGCCCATGGATGCAATCTTTACAGAAGTTGAAAAGCCGCAATTGTGCTGGGGCTGCGCCAAGGCATGCGGCGGGTGCTCTTGGTCAAAACGTTTTGAGCCAGTCCCCGGATGGACCGCAGTGCCACCGCTGCTGTGCGGACGAATACCGTCGTACAGAATCACGGAATGCCCGGAGTTTGTATCGGACGGGACGGAGTACGATATCGATGAATGAAAGAAGATGCTTCCTGTGCGGCAGGAACGGCGCACAGGACCCGCTGGAGCGTCACCACATTTTCGGGGGTGCTTACCGCGGCAAAAGCGAGAAATACGGCGCGGTGGTGTGGCTGTGCGGCGACAGGTGCCACAGGAACGGGAAGTCCGCCGTGCACCGGAACGGCGACCAGATGCGCAGACTGCGCCGGTATGGCCAGCTGACCATCATGCGTGAACAGGGATGGACGGTGGACGACTTCCGCCGCGAATTTGGGAAATCGTACTTAGGAGGATAAGAAATGGACAGGAAAATGCTTTACACCCGCCTGGAAACGGCCCGGATGCTGAGTATCAGCCCGGATATGCTGGACGAGCTTCGGCGTGACGGGGTGCTCCAGGGCTATCATGTGGCCCGGGGCAATCCCCGGGTGTACTTCAAGGCCGCCGACATTGAGAAGTACATGGAGCGGCTGGAGGTGGCGGAATGCTGAACAAGATCATCATCATGGGCCGGTTGACCCGGGACCCCGAGATGCGCCACACCCAGACCGGCACCTCCGTCGCTTCCCTCACCCTGGCCTGCGACCGGGACTTCAAGCCCCAGAACGGCGAGAAGGAAACCGATTTCGTCGACGTGGTGGTATGGGGCAAGACGGCAGAGTTTGCCGCCAACTACTTCACCAAGGGCCGCATGGCCATCGTAGATGGCCGCTTGCAGGTCCGCGACTGGCAGGACAAGTACGGCAACAAGCGTAAGACCGCCGAAGTGGTGGCCGACCGGATGTACTTCGGTGACTCCAAGCAGGAGGGCAAGCAGGAGAGCAAGAAACAGACCGCGCCCGCCGAAGATTTCTGCGAAATCGAGGACGACGGGGACCTGCCGTTCTAAAGGCGGAGATGGAGGAGAACAATGAAATTTGACGCGATTATCCATAACGCAAACGACATCCAGGATATTTTTTCGGACCCCCTCGAGAACGACGCAATCCAGATTGACGGGCTGGCCGAGGACGAGGCTGGAGATTTGGTCAGAATCCTGACAAACCACAACGTGGGCGTTTTCGTGATCCCGCACAAGGAGTAAACGGCATGAGTGCTTGCTATGTCAAAGCCTATTTTGACTGGATAGAGCAAACAGCCGCCCTGTCAGATGCCGAGCGAGGGAGACTATTTATCGCCATACTGGAATATGCGCGGTCAGGTCTCGATCCAAAACTCGACGGGCGAGAGGGTATTCTGTTTCCGGTATTCAAGTCCACGATAGACCGAGACACCCAAAAATCCGCCAGGCTCTCTGAGAACGGGGCAAAGGGCGGCAGGGGCAATAAAGCCGCTGAAAGCAAACAAAAGCAAAATAAATCAAACGAAAGCAAAGAAAAGCCTAACATAAGACATAAGACAGAAGAAAAAGACAAAGAAATAATAATCCCTCACTACGTTCGGGATTATTGCGCAGAGCCGCAAGCGACTCATGCGCCACCAGCCGTCGAGCTTCCGCTGAATGATGGGGATATTTATCCCGTTACGCAAGAGCAGGTTGCAGAATGGGGAAGCCTTTACCCGGCTGTTGACGTTATGCAACAGCTCAGAGCCATGAAAGGCTGGCTCAATGCCAACCCGGCAAAGCGCAAAACAAGGCGCGGGATTCTCCGGTTCGTGAATGCCTGGCTTTCCAGGGAGCAGGACCGTGGGCGAGGAGCACCGGCGAAACCAGCCGAACCGGTTCGGAAGTACAACCACGACACCGGCAAGTGGGAAATCGTGGAGGGCTGACATGGATGCTTTTCTATGCGAGTACAGCACCATCGGCGCTCTGCTGATCGACCCTGAGGCATACCCGGAAGCCGCAGAGCTTCGCCCGGATGATTTTCTGCACCCGGCCTTTGCCGCTGTGTTCCGTGCCATACAGCGCCGGAACGACGCCGGGGAACCGGCGGATGCAGCGACAGTCCGGGACGAAGCCGCCAGGGAATGCGATGGGGTCACGAACGATCTCCTGATACAGTGCATGGAAGTGGTTTCATCCTCCGCCGTCCTGCCCGAGTACGTCCAGGGCGTCAAGGACGCATCTCTGGGCCGTCGGCTGCGTGATTTGGGAGAGGAATTGAGAGATGCCGATATTGCACCTCAGGAAGCCCTGCAGCGCGTTTCCGAAACGGTTGGTGAACTTACTACCCTTGCTTCGTCAACAAAACGCGTGGTGAGCCTCGCAGATGCCATTACGGGGCTAAAGGCGCATGTGGACGAAGGTTACACCGCAAAAGAGCGGCCATTTTGCCGCACTGGGCTGAGAAGCTACGATAAAATGCTGGGCGGTGGGTACATCAACGGCGGTATGCATATCATCGCCGCCCGGCCAGCGGTGGGCAAGTCCGCTGTGGCCATGCAAATCGCACTCAGCGCCGCCCAGAACGGCGTGAAGGTGCTGTATATCTCCCTGGAGATGGACCCGGAGGACTGCGCCGCGAGAATCACAGCAAATGCGGCGGGCATGTCCTCGCGCAAGCTGATCTTCGGCGCGGCCCTCCATGAGGACGAATATGCCAAGTTTGCGCAGGGTGCGGCGGAATGCGCCGACCTCCCGCTGCTGTTTAACAAGCGGCCAAACATGGACATGGGCGACGTTACAGCGCTGGCTTACAAAGAGCGCCCGGGGCTGATTATCCTGGACCACCTGGGACTGATGGAGCCTGAGAACAAACGCATGACGCTGTACGAGGCGACCACACGCAACAGCCGGGCGCTGAAAATGCTTGCCATGCGGCTGAAAATCCCGGTTGTGGTGCTGTGCCAGCTGAACCGCGCCGCCGCAAGCGACCGGGGCGGGAGCTTCCGGGCCACCATGGCAAACCTACGGGAATCCGGCGCAATCGAGCAGGACGCGGACACCGTGACGCTACTGCACCGACCGCCGACGGAATCGGACGGGAATCCGTGGGACCCGGTGATGCTCCAGCTTTATCTGGACAAAAACCGGCGAGGCCCCACCGGCATGGTGGAGGCGACATTCTTCCCGGCTACTGGCAGGATAGTTGACTAAGGAGGGAAAACGTGCGAAAAATCGTGATACCCATCGCGCCGGTGACAAAGAAAAATCACCAGCGCATTGTGCGAGGGCGGTATGGTGCGCCGATGGTGTTGCCGTCCGCACAGTACGAGGTGTACCAGCAGGCCGCCGCATGGCATTGCAAGGGCGGCGAGACCATCGCAGAACCGGTGGAGGTTAAGTGCCTGTTTTATATGCCCACCCGGCGCAAGGTGGACTTAACCAACCTGCTGGAGGCTATCGACGATGTGCTGGTACATACCAGAGTCCTGGAAGATGACAACAGTAACATCATCGTGTCGCACGACGGGAGCCGGGTTCTGTACGACAAGGAAAATCCCCGGACGGAGGTGTATATCTGCCGGTATGAATGACTTTGACTACGATTGCATGCAGAAAAAGCGCACTGCGCGAGGCGCGTTTGCGCATATCAGCCGAAAGCGCGGCGGGTGTACGCTGCCTAGCGACAACCTGACCGCGAAACAAAGAAGGGAGAAAAATGGAGAAGTGAAAAGCTACAACATCACCCGGCCCATGCCGTGGCCGGAGTTCAAGGCAATGCCGGAGGATCTGAAACGCGAGTTCTTTCGTAACATGCAGAGCTTTGGCGGTACTGCAAGCTGGCTGGCGGATGAAATGGGCACGGCAAGCGCGACCATAAGAGCCGCCGCAAAAGCCGCCGGGACACCGTTTGTGCACGGAAATGGGAATTTGCTACTGTGGAACCGGAAGGTTGCAGAGTGGGCAAGCGCCGAACAGCAGACTGCCGCAGAGAAGACCGCTGAAGAACCTACGGCTCAGGAATCCGGGAAGAAATTGATCCTGGAGCATGCCCGCATGGAGTTCAGTTTCACCGATTTTTCGGGTTTGGTGCAATTTCTGCGGGTAGCGGTACCGGAGAACGGAAAAGTGACGGTGGAATGGTGAGACGATGGAAACATATCTGGAATTTCTGAAATCCAAGATCGTCTTGGCCAAGAAAAGCGGATTCGACGTTGACCCGGGAAAGATCAACCCGGCCCTGAAACCGCACCAGCGGGATTCTGTAATCTGGGCACTGCGAGGCGGACGGCGGGCGCTGTTCCAGTCGTTCGGCCTGGGTAAAACGGTGCAGGAAATCGAATTTTGCCACCAGGCGGTGGCACACGATGGAGGCAGGGCGCTGATCGTGCTCCCGCTGGGGGTGCGGCAGGAGTTTGCCCGTGACGCCGAAAAGATCTTGGGCTATCCGGCTCCGGTGTATATCACCAAAATGCAGGACCTGGCCGAAACAGATGCTGAGATCGTCATGACAAACTATGAGCGTGTCCGTGACGGCGACATCGACCCGACGCAGTTCACGGCCGTAGCGCTGGATGAAGCGTCCGTGCTGCGCAGCTTTGGGAGCAAGACATATCAAACCTTCCTGCCCAAGTTCCGGGGCGTGAAGTATAAACTGGTCTGCACGGCCACACCGTCGCCCAACCGGTACAAGGAGCTTATCCACTATGCTGGATATCTGGAGATCATGGACACGGGGCAGGCCCTGACACGTTTTTTCCAGCGCGACAGCACCAAGGCAAACAACCTTACCCTGTACCCGCACAAAGAAGATGAGTTCTGGCTCTGGGTATCCTCGTGGGCGCTGTTCGTGGGGAAGCCCTCCGATTTAGGATATGACGATACCGGATATGACCTACCCCCGCTTGACGTCCGGGTGCATATAGTTCCGGACGACTATGGCACAGAAACGGACCGGGATGGGCAGTACAAGCTGATGAACGACGCGGCAACCTCCCTGGCGGAGGCCGCGCGTGAGAAGCGTGACAGCATTCAGCGGCGCGTCGCCGTAGCCGAAGAAATCGTAGACAGCGACCCCGAAGCGCATTTCGTCCTGTGGCATGATCTGGAAGCGGAACGCCACGAAATCAAGAAAGCCCTGCCGGAAACCGTGGACATCTTCGGCAGTATGGACTACGACGAGCGGGAACGCCGGGTAATTGATTTTTCGGAAGGGCGAACGCGACTGTTTGCGACGAAAAAGAGCCTGTCCGGCTCCGGGTGCAATTTTCAGAGGCACTGCCACCGGGCTATCTTCATTGGGATTGACTATGAGTTCAACGACTTCATTCAGGCAATCCACCGAATTTACAGGTTCCTGCAAACGGAACAGGTGATTATCGACATCATCTACACAGAAGCAGAGGACCCCATATACCGGGTTTTGATGCAGAAGTGGGCGCAGCACAACGAAATGCAATCCAGAATGCGGGAAATCGTGAAGAAATACGGGCTTTCCGGCGAGGCCCAGACGGAGAGAATGAGCCGGAGTATAGGAGTTGAGAGAGTGGAGGTAAAAGGCAAGAACTTCACCGCCGTCAACAACGACTGCGTCGAGGAGACGGCCAACATGGCCGAGAATAGCGTGGACCTGATCGTTACCAGTATCCCGTTTTCCAACCACTATGAGTACACGCCCAGCTACAACGACTTCGGACACAACGAGGACACCAAGCGGTTTTTCGAGCAGATGGACTATCTGACCCCCAACCTACTGCGGGTGTTGAAGCCCGGGCGCGTGTTCTGCTGCCACGTAAAGGATCGGGTGCTGTTTGGCAACGCCACCGGGATGGGAATGCCAACCATGGAACCGTTCCACGCGATGTGCATCCGGCACTATATGCAACACGGCTTTGCCTATTTCGGCATGATTACCGTTGTGACGGACGTGGTGAGGGAAAACAACCAGACATACCGGCTGGGCTGGACGGAACAGTGCAAGGACGGTTCAAAGATGGGCGTAGGGTGCCCCGAATACATTTTGCTGTTCCGCAAGCTCCCCACGGACAAAAGTAAAGCTTACGCCGACGAAAAAGTTGCAAAAAGCAAGGACGAGTATACCCGGGCACAGTGGCAGATCGACGCGCACGGGTTCTGGCGCTCATCCGGCGACCGGCTCATGACCAAAGAAGAGATCATGGCCATGGACACCGGGAAGATTCAGGCGGCATACCGCAAATACAGCCGTGGCACGGTGTACGACTATGCAGAGCACGTAAAACTGGCCAAGGACCTGGACGCAGAGGACAAGCTCCCGGCCACGTTTATGGTGGTAGCCCCCGGAAGCTGGACAGACCAAGTATGGGACGATATCAACCGGATGCGAACCTTAAACACCACGCAGAGCCAGCGCCGCCAGCAAATGCACGTTTGCCCGCTCCAGTTGGATATTGTAGACAGGCTCATCAATCGCTACAGCAATCCCGGGGAATTGGTGCTGGACCCCTTCGGCGGACTTGGCACTGTCGCCCTGGAAGCGATGAAGGCCGGGCGGCGCGGGTATACCATCGAGCTGAACAACGGGTATTTCCGCGATGCTGTGGGTTATCTCGAGGAGTACGAGCGGGAGGACGTGAACATTTCCCTTTTCGACCTAATGGGAGTATGAAATGGCAGATAATAAGCATACAAAAGGCGATCTTCAGCAGATGCAGGCTGTGCCGCTGGCCGGAAAAATCCTGATGACCAAGCGCAGAATCCGCGAATGGTATGACTACTTTGATGGACAAGTCTATGTTTCTTTCAGCGGTGGCAAGGACAGCACGGTTCTAAAGCACATTGTTGATTCCATGTACTCTGACATTCCGGCGGTGTTCGTCAATACCGGGCTGGAATATCCCGAAATTCAGCGGTTTGTCCGGGAGGTCAAGGCCGGGAAATGGGATTGCTTTAACGCTGACGTTGATATTCTCCGGCCTGAAATGCGGTTTGATGAAGTCATCAGGAAATACGGGTATCCGGTTATCAGCAAGGAGATATCCGAGCGGGTCTACTACGCTAAGCGTGGGGCAGATTGGGCCACAGAGTGCTTGGCGGGGCGTAATCCAGACGGGACACCGTCAGCCTATAAGTCCCCCAAGTGGCAGTATTTGGTAGATGCCCCATTTTGCGTATCGCACAAATGTTGCAGTGTGATGAAGAAGAAACCGGCCAAACGCTATGAGCGGCAGACCGGGAGAAAACCCATCTTGGGAACTATGGCGTGTGAAAGTCGACTGCGTCAGACGCAATGGGCGAAGGTCGGGTGTAATGCCTTCGACGCTGGGCGTCCGAGGTCTGCGCCGCTATCGTTTTGGACGGAACAAGATGTGCTTTGTTACATCATGGAGTACAATGTGCCGTATGCGTCTGTATACGGCGAGATCGTGGGAGACGATGCACTTATCACTACCGGATGCGACAGGACTGGGTGTATGTACTGTATGTACGGCGTGCATCTGGAAAAAGAACCTAACCGCTTCCAGAGGATGAAGGTCACGCACCCCAAGCAATACGCCTATTGCATGGACAAGCTTGGGCTGCGGGATGTGCTGGAGTACATCGGCGTACCGTATGAGTAAGAAGGGAAAAGAAGAATGGAGGAAAACAACTGGTGGAGTATTACACCGGCGGCAGACCGCTGGACATTACGGACGCTATGCACACGGTAACAAGCCATGATCGTGAGGCCGTGGTGGCCGCCCATGTGGTGAAGTTCAAGAGCGACAACCTGGGGCACGGCATGAAAGAGCCGATGCAGACCGTGACCACCAGCGCCGGGGAGTTCGCCGAATGCGTGGCATGCATGGCGAAGATGCACAGAGGTGATAACTTGGGACACTGGCCGGAGATTCGCGCTCTGCTGAACGAGTTCTGCGGCTACACGCTGGCGGAGGACGAGGTGCTTCTGCTGGAGATCAGCGGCGCACTGTACTACATCGCGGATATCGGACTGCGGATGCTGTCTCCCCGTGAGCTGTACAACGCGATGGGGTTCCCGGCGGATTACATCATTGACCACGACTATTTGGGCAACGAGTACAAAAAGAGTGCACAAGTGGCCCGCTGCGGAAATGCCGTGTGCCCGCCCATGGCGACGGCTCTGGTGAGGGCAAACCTCCCAGAGTGGTGCGGGGCGGAGATCACGACCATGGCACAACTGACGGACTGTGTGGCGGTATGAAAGGAGGCCCCGTGAAACCATCGCGTAAAGAAATTGCCGCAACCCTGCGCGAATATGCAGAATGGGCCGATGCGAATATTTACGAGGTACCTATTATGCTGCCGGATGATTTGAGAACAGCGGCTGATATGCTGGAGAAAGGAGAATGATATGGACGCTGTGAAGTTTGTGGAGGCGCGACGCAGGATGTTTGCGATGACGGGTGAAACCCCGAAATACGGCTTGTTTAACATGGGCACTCTGGCAGAAGAAGTGGCCCGAGAAGTAGAAGAATGGGCAATTGCGCACCCGCGCAAGACGCGGCAGAGCGTTTTTCTGAAACAATATCCTAATGCTGTACTGGATAAAGATGGTGTTCTTCGTATTTGTCCACCCTTTGTGGGTGGTGATATACCTGAGAAGTACAAGTGCATCTGTTTAACAGATTGTAGTGCTTGTCGCCGTGAGTTCTGGATGCAGGAGGTGGAGTGATGGAACGACTGACAGAAAAGCACTATCTTGGCACCGACCATTACATGAAGTGTTCTGGTAACTGCAATGTGGACATGGATTGCATAGATTGCCCATCGTTTGACCGTCTAATTGAACGCCTCGCCGCCTACGAGGACACCGGCCTGACGCCGGGAGAAATCAAGTCAATGCAAGAGGAGCACTTTAGCGGTCTGGAAATGGCAAAATTGCACAGCGCACTCATGGAACTCAAAAAATATCAAGAAGCCGACAAGGACGGGCGGCTGGTGGTGCTGCCGTGCAAGGTGGGCGACGGGCTTTGGACATTTTGCAGCCACCCGGTCGAGCAAGTTTACAGTTTTACTGTGACAGATATAAGCACACTTAATGGGAGGACTATGCTGAACACATCGCGTTGCGGTGTTATAGATGCGCGTGATGTCGGAAAGACTGTTTTCTTGACCCGCGAGGAGGCGGAGAAAGCATTGGAGGCAATGTGATGGGACGGCTGTGGGATTACTGCGCATTCTGCGGAAAACGTATCGAAACAGGCGAAAAGTGCTACGGCTTGCCAAACGGAGAGAGCGTATGCACCGATTGCTGTGCTGCAGAGAACGAGGGCGCGGCTGTATCCGACGGGGAGGAAGAACAGGAGGACGACAATGGCTGAATACATCGAGCGCCGCACGGCAATTGAGCATTTGAACGTTTGGTGCGGCGGGTGTGGAAGCGCGGTGGAATGCATCCTCGCAGAGCCCGCCGCTGATGTGGCCCAAGTGGTGCGGTGCAAAGAATGCGAGAACAGCTACTACGCTGTGGATGATCTGATATGCTCCTACGGCCCGTGCGTGGATTGTCCTGTGTCTCCAGATTTCTGGTGCGCGAATGGCAGACGGAGGGAGGATGCCCATGCCCAAGACTAACCCCCGCAGAATCCCTGGCACACAGGCCGACGTAGACAAAGCCTACAGCAACGGAATTGTGGAGGGCTTGAGCCGGGGCATAGATCTGATGCTATACGTCCTGATCGATAAGCACGACGCGCCGATGGACGATGTGCAGCAGCTTGCCGGGGAGCTAAACCACGCCGCTCAGTGCGTGGCGGAAGGGTACGTTACCTGGGCAGATATCCGGCAGATGCTCAAAGAGTACGGCGTTGAGACGGCGCTGGAATAGGAGGTACGATGAGCAACAAATACTCGCTCCCCTACGATATCCGCATGGAGTGTATCGCCTACGTCAGGGGCTATCCCCGCCGGGTCCGCGCGTACAATGCGGCCCGGGAAGAAGTGTTGGAGTCGTCGGCTTATGCCATGTCCGGCATGCCCCATAGCCCCGGCAACAGCAGGATAGCCGAACGCAAGGCGGAACGGCTGACGATCATTGAGAGCTGGCCGGAGACGAAGAAGATGCGGGCCGTAGAATACGCCATGGACAACGTGGGCCGGGATATCGCCAACGAGAACGTGCGGCGCAAGCTGGTATGGGCGATCATGCGAAACTGCGACAGTCAGAAACAGTACCCCATCGAGATGATATCCCCAGCCGGGATAAGCCCACGCACATTCCGGCGGCGAAAAGATAAATTCCTGTGGCTGATTGCGCAAAACGCAAAAATTATTGAAAATGTGGCCCCAAACCACGTTCCAGGTGGTGTAAAATAGTATCATCGGAGAGTGGAACCAATCAGCCCACGACCCGAAATTTCATTTTTATCCTCTTTTTTCTTTCCTCCATAGGTTAAGGCACAGCTGGTAATTGGTGCTTCCGCGCAAGCGGCCTCGCAAGAGCGTTACCGGCATGCAGACACTCACGGGATATCTCGCGGGTGTCTGTTTTATGCGGGTGTAGCCAAAAGGTAAGGCACGGGACTTTGACTCCCGTATGTGCTGGTTCGACTCCAGCCGCCCGTTCCAAAATCAAAAGATAGTAGGGGTGCTCTATGGGAATTGAAATTTGCCCGATGACGCTCAAAGAAGCCAATGCGTACGTTGCAGAACACCACAGGCATCACAAGCCGACGGTTGGGCACAAGTTTAGCATTGGATGCACCGACGGAGAAAAAATCGTGGGTGTCGCCATTGTGGGGCGGCCTGTGTCCAGGTATTTAGACGACGGGAAAACCTTGGAGGTAAATCGACTATGCACGGACGGTACGCATAACGCGTGCTCTATCCTCTACGCGGCGGCGTGGAGAGCTGCAAAGGCTATGGGATATAAGCGAATAGTTACATATATCCTGGAAAGTGAGAGCGGCGCAAGCCTCCGGGCTGCTGGATGGGAATGCACGGGAGAAGCTGGCGGACTGCGATGGACCGGAAAACGGAAGCCGAAAGAGGATTTGTACCCGGCACAAATGAAGAAAAGGTACGAAAAGACGGTGTGATGAAGTGGGCCCCCCCCGAGTTTATGCATAACGCAGCCCCTCTGCGGGCATACGGAAACACATAGGAGTGCCCAATTGGGCGGGTGAACTTGTGCCATACATAGCGCAGAGGTGGGAGCGCGGCACATAAACAGGAGAAGTTATGAAAATCATTAAGCACGGGAAACAAGAAAAATTTGCCCGGGCAGAATGCCCAACGTGAGAGTGCATATTTGAGTTCAATCTGAAGAGCGAAGTCCAATACGTGCAAAATGTTGAGCACGACTACATGACCGGGAGAACGATTGTGCGACCGGCAGATGCGTATGTCAGGTGCCCAGAGTGTGGCGAATTTTTTGAAATCACCCCAAATATGTTAAGACGGGAAGAAGGTGACATAGATGGCAAGTAAAATCACGCAAGCTATGAGAGAGCAGGTCCTTGCCGACTATGACGCATGTAAGCATATAGCGACTGTGGCAAAACAAAACGGGCTTTCCGAGCCGACTATCCGCAAGATCATCGTGCAAGAACGCGGAGAGAATGCTATCTCGCACACCAGAGGCGCGGCATCAGCGTCTGTTACGGCCAGGTGTACTGCAACAAATGAAGAGATCTCGCAAATCGTCAGGGAATCATTCCAATACTTCAAAAGGTCGTGCGTAAAAACTGATGAGGAATGCGCCGATAAGCTTAACGACTATTTCCAACAGTGCGTAGAGGAAGGACAAATCCCCACAGTGGAGGATATGTGCCTCGCTCTCGGGGCCGTAACTCAAACGGTTTTGGACTGGCAAAAGGGATCGTTGGGCCCCGTGAGAGCTGGCATGATAAAAAAAGCCAAACAAATTTTGGCCGGAATCGATGCAAAATTGGTCTCACAGGGGAAAATTCCGCAGATTACGTACATTTTCCGCGCAAAGAACTTTTTCGGCATGACCGACAAACAAGAGGTCGTTCTCACGCCCAACAATCCCCTTGGGACAGAAACACCGCCCGAAGAACTCCAGAAGAAGTACATCGAGGCGGCGTCTTGCGACTATGAAAACTGATTTTCTTAGCGACTATTCAGCAACTTTCAGAGTAGGGGCAACGACTTTCCCGGGATTATACACGGTTTAGCGACTATCGGCGACTTTCGCGCAAAACCGGGCGACTTTTGCAGCGACTTTTGACATTAGTCGGTCTACATGGTATAATCGAGCAAGAACGGTTTTATGTATTAGCCGAGGGGCTACGGTTGAAAGGGGAAAAAATGACTGGATATTATCCCCACCTATTGGAATGTACAATGTGCGACGATACACAACGAGTGTATACGCTGGGTCGTGGTGTCGATATTGACAGCTTATCCGGGGAGGAAAAACAACTCCTTGAGGACAGTAAGGCTTACCTGCGCGACAAAGAGATTGCAGGGTTAATGCGCACCAAGGCAAGCGCACTCCGCGATTTTGAGCGATTAAGAGATTTGCCGGGCATGCCTGCCGACGCAATAGCAATCCTCAAAGAGTGGACTACCCGACCGGGCGATGAGGGCGACGGCTGGGGAGAGTGAGAGCGTGTTGCATTGGCGGTGGTATCCCAATACCGCCAAACAGCAAAAGCCCGCAAAACGCCATTAAAGCGCCGTTGCGGGTAGGGCATAAAATAACCGCCCCGGAGCTATTCCGGGGCGGCCTGTTACCTTGAAGACCATCTATTAGTAATACTGCCGGATGCGGCGAGGTTGGCAAGCCAAAATCATCCTTTCACCACTCCAGCTCTGCGGACGCAACCAGCGTCCGCTTTTCCCCGTCCGCGACAATGGCTGCCGGGGCCGCCCAATCGCAGGCGTCAGAATCATCGTCTGTCTCGGGGTCATACCCGTCGATAGGCCACCAGTAGATGGTGTACTCGTTGCCGCGGTCATCAACACCGCGGCCCTCGAAAAACTCGCCATCCATGGCGTAGACGGACGGCTTGCCGTCCACGGTCGGCAGGCGGACAAATCCGCCGCTGGGATACACGTTTTCAACTTTGATCTTACCCATTTTTTTACCTCCAAAAAAACATTTTTATCCCAAATGATTGACAAGCTACTTAGATTTGCGGACCACGTCGGCCAGGACGGCCAACGGAAACCAGACGATCAGCAGCACGACAGATAGCAACCCGGCACCTCCTTCCATCCCGATTGTACCACATCCGCTGGAGCGGGTCAAACAAAAGTAAAGCGGCGGGCCGTTGTAGTCAATGTACCCGCTGGGATTGTGGGTGTAATCCTCTGCGCAGCCAAGCCTCACAAGCTCCCGGAGCTGCTTCTGCGTGTACTTCCTCATGCCTGCACCTCCTGCCGGGCGGCCCGGATAGCTGCATACATCCGGCGGAAAGCCTGATGCAATGCCCTGGCCTGCACGTCAAGCCACTCTTCCCGGCTGTTCGGCCTGCGCTCCCCGTTGCGGGTCTTTTTTAGTTCGGAGGGGGTGCAGAGGGCGGCGGCGATGTCCCCATCATAAACCAGAGCCGAGCCGCCCCAGCTGTATTCACTCCAGTCCCGCGCGCCGTTCAGGGCTGCGGCCTCGGCGGTGGCCCATGTCGCGAGATCGTCGGCGGAGATATAGCCGCCCTTGAAGTACTCATCGATCTGCTGGAGCATGTCCACGGCGTACCCATTCACGCCCCGGCCCCATGCGCTGCGGTCCTTGCGCTGCTCCAGCGTCTGCGTTGCCTTTGCAAGTACTGTTGTATAATCCATTGTATTACCTCCCGGCCTTACTGGCCTATCTATTGACCAGGCAGGCCGGGCGTGGTACACTGTACGCGCTGGGCCTCTGGTCTGGTGTGGGGGCTGCTCCGGGGCTTGGTAGGCTGTAACCGGGGCGGCCCGCTCTCTACGCTGATATAATACCACACCCGGCGGAGTATGTCAATACCTTAATGTGCAATTTTGCAATATTGCAATGGATAATTTGCAAGGCATGCGCAACGCGCCGCCGGTGTTGCGCATGGGTATACCTTTTGACATGCGCGGCGGGCGTGGACGGGGGGGTGGGGGATATCGTGCGCGGAAGCGGGGCCGGGTAAGCCCCAAAATGCCCGCAAAAAACAAAAGAGAAAAAAACACCTGCGCATTGCATAAACTGAAATTGACATATTGACACACCCTTGCAGACGTGATATAATCACGGCAAAGGAGGGACGAAAAATGAAAGTAGGATACGTCCGTGTGTCAACAAAAGAGCAAAACACAGCAAGGCAGGAAATCACGATGGAAGCGCTCGGCGCGGAGAAGCTGTTTGTAGACAAGTGCAGCGGCAAGAACACTGACCGGCCAGAACTGAAGAAGTTGTTGGCGTTTGTGCGCGAGGGCGATACCGTGGTTGTGAGCGAGATCAGCCGGTTTGCAAGAAATACGCGCGATTTGCTAAACCTTGTTGACCAACTGACAGAGAAGGGTGTACAATTCGAATCACAGAAGGAAAAGATAGATACCACCACCCCGGCGGGCAAATTTATGCTGACGGTATTTGCGGCAGTGAGCCAGCTGGAGCGTGATTATATCAAATCCCGGCAGAAAGAGGGCATCGACGCGAAAAAGGAGCGCGGCGAGTATGTAGGCCGTCAGGCTATCCCGGTGGACAGGAAGAAGTTCGAACAGGAATACGACCTTTGGAAATCGGGCCATATCACCGCCAAAGCGGCTATGGGTCATTTGGGACTGAAGCCGAACACATTCTACCGGCGCGTTAAGGAATACGAATCCGGCGAGATGAAGTAATTCCCCCGGCCACCCGGGAGAAAATAAATGTGGAGGAAAAGAAAAATGAGAGCATGGAAAGTGTGGGCAGCGCTGCTTGCCATCATGGTGGCGGCAATTGCTATGGTCGGGTGCGGAGGCACCGCAGACCAACCGGATGACGGCGAGACCGGAGGTCAGACCGTTGAGAAGGTCGTGTATGACGGCGAGACGTTCAAGGCAACGTACCTGGGCATCACAGAGCTGGATTCCGTGCCGGGTGTTTGCTACATCCAGATGAAATTCGAGAACAAGACGGACCAGGAAATTACGGTATATCCGCAGGACAGTTCTGTGAATGATACGATGGTCCAATATCTGGGCGGAGTCCCCGCAACAATGCAGGGCGGGAAAAACATCAATTATTCCATGTTTTTCTACCTTGAAAAAGCTGGCCTGTCCGACATTTCCGAGGTCAATACGCTTGAGTTCAAACTGACCGCTGATTTCAACGAGACCTCTGACACGATCACAATCAACGTGGGCGAGTAACCTATACAAGCAAAATAAAAGAGACGAGTTCTTTCGGGAACCCGTCTCTTTTTATGCAAAAATGGAGGCCACATGGACTACGCAAAACTATCAGAACGCATAAAACAGCATATTGCGCGGAATCCGTCCGACCATGTGCCGTACATGGACCTTCTATCCGTATGCCGACAACTGGAACCGGATGATTTCACCCTGGCCCATGAGCTGAGCAAGGATTTGCGAAAGCTGAGTTCTGCGGCCCTGCACAAGTGCAGCGCAAATGCGGCGGATTCTTTGTTTGACGTGTACAAAAAGGCCATGTGCTTTGACGCACCGCACGATTTCGACACGTTTCTGCTGTACATCGAGATGAACCGCAAACCGGAGAAGAAATTCTACGCACCTCGAAGACATTATCTGCGGCCTATTGTGGCGGCGTATCAGGAGGTTTTGGACGGAAAACTGCGGCTGTTGACGCTGTCGATGCCAAAACGCGCCGGAAAATCCCAGTTGGGCATCAATTTCGTCAATTTTCTGTCTGGGCGGGAACCGGAAAAGTCGTCCCTAATGGAAGGGACGGGGGACGACCTGGTGAAAAGCTTTTATTCCGGATGCCTGGAGTATCTGCAAACGCCAAATGAATATTTATTCTATGACGTTTTCCCCAATTCTCCGTTGGTGCAGACCAATGCGGACACAAAGATACTGAATCTGCGGTCAAAATCCCGTTTCCCCACAGTCATGTGTCGATCCATTGACGCAAGACAAGTGGGATTGTCGGAGGCTACGAACGTCCTATATCTGGATGACTGCGTAGAGGGACGCGAGGAAGCAAAAAACCGCCAGAGACTGGACGATAAGTGGGAGATCATATCCGGTGATATTTTGGGCCGAGCCATTGAGGGAACACCCATTGTCGCCACGGGGACCCGATATTCCCTGTATGACCCAATCGGGCACCTCCAAGAGGAAGCACAAAAAGGCGGCTGGGCGTGGAAAGCCATTGAAATACCAGCACTTGACCCCGTTACGGACGAGAGTAACTACGAATACGAACGGGACGGGAAAAAGGTGTTTACCACAGCGTATTTCCGCGAACAGAGGGAGCTTTTGAGCGCAGAACAGTTTGAGAGTGAATTCCAGCAGCAGCCCTTTGAAGCAAAGGGGCTGCTTTTTAACAAGGATGAGCTGAATTATTTCTTTGAACTCCCCACAGGCCGTAATCCGGACGCCGTTATTGCCGTGTGCGACACCGCAGAAAGCGGAAGCGACAGCACCGCCCTTCCCGTTGCGGCGCTGTACGGGGATGAAGTGTATATCGTGGACGTGGTGTTTGATGATTCTCCTCCGGACGTCACAAAGCCGGAATGCGCCAGGTGCCTGATCGACAATCGCGTTGCGGACGCGCTGTTTGAAAGCAACAACGCGGGCATGTATTACGCCAGAGACGTTGCGGAAATCGTCCGGCAGCGTGGATATAGCGTTGGGATACGCACAAAAAGGACCATTTCCAACAAACAAACGCGAATTGAATTTGCGTCCGACAACATCAAGAAACACTTCTGGTTCAAGCATCCGTCCACCTATAAGCGGTGCAGCCAGTATTTCAATTTTATGAAGGAAGTCACCACTTACACCCGGAGCGGCAAAGTTCCGCACGATGACGCACCGGATGCTTTATCCCTGCTGGAGAACGAAATCCGAATGCGAGTGGGCGGCAAAGTGGAAGTGTTCAAGCGGCCATTTTAAGGGGGTGTGCCAATGAATCTTTTTGGTCGGAAGGTTATCTACACGGACGTTGAGCACGTCACCCGGGGAAATGTGGTGGATGTTTTGCAAAAGGCTATGCCCATCCACCAGATGAACCGGGCGGACATTGAGTATCTTTACAGGTATTACAAGGGAGACCAGCCCATTTTGGGCAGGGTAAAGGACGTCAGGCCAGAAATCAACAACAAGATCGTTGTGAACCGGGCGAACGAGATTGTTTCGTTCAAGGTCGGGTATCTTCTGGGTGAGCCTGTGCAGTACGTCAGCAGGGGGAACGATGAATCCGTCGCTGAGGGCGTGTCCAAGCTCAACGATTATGCGCTTTCGGAAGACAAGGCCGCCAAGGACAAGGAGCTGGCGGACTGGTTCCATATTTGCGGCACGTCTTACCGCATGATTCTGCCGGACAGAATGGCGGACGTGGAGGAAGATGAATCGCCGTTTGAGATTTTTACACTGGACCCGCGCAACACCTTTGTGGTGTACTCCAGCGGCTTAGGCCACCGGCCCATTTTGGGCGTGACGTATGTGCAGAAAGAGGACAACACCGTTGTTTTCTGCTGCTATTCCGAGGATACGTATTTCGAGGTAACGGAAACCTGGGATGTGAAAGCGGAGCCACAGATATTGGGCATCCCAATTATCGAATACCCATCCAATGAAGCCCGGTTGGGCGCTTTTGAGATTGTGCTCCCCCTTCTGGACGCTATCAACAACGTTCAATCCAACCGCATGGACGGCGTAGAACAGTTTGTCCAGGCGCTGATGCTGTTCCACAACGTGGACATTTCGTCCGAAGATTACAAGAATCTGAGGGCAGAAGGCGCCATTAAGTTCAAGGACATTGACGCGACGCTCAAGGCTGACGTTGGGTACCTGACGGCGGAACTGAACCAGACGCAGACCCAGACCCTGACGGATGACATGTACGACACCGTTCTGACAATTTGCGGAATGCCGAACCGGAATGGAGGATCCTCAACCAGTGACACCGGGTCTGCGGTCATTATGCGCGACGGATGGTCGTCGGCAGAGGCGCGGGCAAAGGATTCCGAACAGATGTTCAAACGGTCCGAAAAGCAGTTTCTGAAAATCGCTATCAAAATCTGCAATAATCTGCGGGCACTTTCGCTGAAAATGTCCGCCCTGGAAATTCGGTTTACGCGCCGAAACTACGAAAATATCAGCGAAAAGGCCAGTGTTTTGGTAGCCATGCTGAACAACGGGAAAATTGCCCCCCAACTGGCATTTACGCACTGCGGCATGTTCTCCGATCCTCAGCTTGCGTACAAAATTAGCGCGGAATATGCCGAAAAGCAAGAAGAAAAGCAAGAAGAAAAGCAAGAAGAAAAGAAACTATCGACAGGGAAGTCGTTAAAACGCAACGGGGAGACAACCTCGGAAAAAACAGAAAACGGTGCGGAGGGAACCGCCGAAAAAACGCAGGAGGTATCAACATGAAAATCGACACCAGCAGAATCGAAGGTTACGCAGATATGTCCACCGAGGACAAGCTCAAGGCCCTGGAGGGATTCGAGTATGAGGACAATGCCGCAGAGCTTTCTCGGCAGAAGAACGCTATTTCCAAGGCAAACTCCGACGCCGCCCAGTGGAAAAAGAAGTACAACGACATGCTTTCCGAGGACGAGCGCAAGAAGCAGGAGCAAGCCGATAGCATTGCCGCAATGCAGAAAGAGCTTGACGAGCTGAGAACGGCAAAGACCGTTTCTGAGTACAAGGCCAAGTTCGTGGCGCAGGGCTATGCAGAGGACCTGGCAGATGACACTGCCAAAGCTCTGGCGGCTGGTGATTCCGCAAAGGTTTTTGCGAACCAGCAGAAGTTCCTGGACGAGTATGCCAAGAAGGTAAAGTCCGACATCCTCAAGGGCACTCCCGCGCCGCACGGCGGTGCCGGTCCCGTTGGAGTTGATTACGACAAGAAGATCGAGGAGGCGCGTGCAAGCAAGAACTATGCGGAAATCGCTTATTACACGCGCCTGAAGGCACAGGAAGAATCCGCAAATAACAAATAAAAGGAGTTAAGACATGGCAGATACTTTTGCTACCAGCTTTGCAACGCTGAACTATTCCGGCATGCTCTTTAACAAGGGCAATACCAAGACCCCCCTGAGTTCCATTATCGGTTCCCGGGCTAAGGTGACGAACCACGTAGAGTTTGTTACCGGCCAGGAGTACACCACCGGCGGCGGAGAACAGCCCGCTATCTCCGAGTCTGCGTCTTTGACCGCCCCCGATGCTTCCATTGTGACCCGGGAGCAGCAAACAAACGTTACCCAGATTTTCCATGAGGCTGTCGGCATCTCCTATGCCAAACAGTCCAATATGGGCACCCTGTCTGGCCTGAACGTGGCTGGTCAACAGGCAAACCCCATTAATGAACTGGACTTCCAGGTGGCCGCTAAGATGCAGAAGATCAACCGCGACATTGAATACACGTTCATCAACGGCGTGTACAACAAGGCCACCGATGACACCAAGATCAACAAGACCCGTGGACTTGTCGCCGCAGTCACCACAAACGTCACGGCCATGGCCAGCAAGCCTCTGGGCCTGTGGGAAATCGCCGACATGGTGAAAAAGATCTATGGCCAGAACGCTCCCACCGATGGTCTTTGCCTGTGGTGTGACGCTGTGACCATGTTCCAGATCAACGCAGACGCTGTTCAGAATGGCCTGACCGTGGTTCCTGCTTCGCGTGAAATCAACGGTATTTCCCTCTCCAGCGTGGTTACTCCCCTGGGCGTGGTGTACCTGTACCTCGGCGAGTGCCTGCCCGCTGGCACCGCTCTGCTGCTGAACCTGGACGTTATCTCCCCCGTGTTCCAGCCTGTGCCCGGCAAGGGTAACTTCTTCCTGGAGCAGCTGGCAAAGACCGGCGCGGGCGAGAAGTATCAGCTGTTCGGTCAGATCGGTCTCGACCATGGTCCTGAGTGGTATCACGGCAAGTTTACCGGCATTGCCACCACCTTCACAAAGCCCACCTACAGCCGCAGCGTGTTCATCGCCAACGACGCCAGCAATCCCGTTAACACCAAAGCTGTCACCGGCTAATCTGGGGGTATGAGATGCGCGACGAAGAAAAACTGGCCATGTTGGGAGACATGACCGGAGAGACAAGCGAATCGATTCTCTCTGCGTATCTGAATATTGCGGCCAGCAAAATTCTCCGCAGAGCGTTTCCGTTCGGGACAGATGCTACTGCTGTCCCCGCATGCTATGAGATCAACCAAATCGAAATCGCCGCATATCTCATCAACAAGCGCGGGGCAGAAGGAGAAACGGCGCATAGCGAAAATGGCGTTTCCAGGTCTTATGAGGGTGGCGACGTGCCGCCTTCTCTTATGCGAGAAATCGTGCCGTTTGCGGCCACCATGTGAGGCGCAAGAATGAAAATCATGCACCGAAACAAAAGGCCGTTTTGGTATCTTTTGTACCAAGGGACAGAACTGGGGAAGGACGCTGGTGGCTACGAAACCGGCGAAAAAAACGTGAAATATGGGGACCCGGTGAAAATGGAAGCCAATATCTCCCCGGCTGCTGGGTATGCTCAGATTCAGCAGTTTGGGCAGTTTATCTCCTATGACAAGGTGATTATCACAGATGATATGACCTGCCCCATCGACGAAAATACAGTACTTTTTATTGACAAAAAGCCGGAATACAAAGACGGAAGGCCGCTTTATGACTACGTTGTAAAGCAAATTGCCAAGTCTCTGAATTTGGTTTCCATCGCCGTCAGCAAGGTGAATGTGTCGTGAAAAGGATTGTAAAGACGGCGCTGTCCGCTGCGGGCATTCAACGAATGATTGACGTAGTCGAGGATTACCGGACATGGCTAGAGGACCGGGCGAATGTGCTTCTCCGAGAGCTTTCTTCCATGGGGTATGATATCGCATCCGCAAAATTTGAGTCTGCCGTATACGACGGGACAAACGACGCGAATGTAAAAATCGAAGAACAAGACGGACGCACGGCGGCGGTAGTAGCTTTCGGTGCGTCCGTCCTGTTTATTGAATTCGGCACTGGCGTTATGTACCCGGACAACCACCCGGAAGCCGCGCGAAACGGCATGGTTCGCGGTGCTTACGGAAAGGGTCACGGCAAGCAAAGGACGTGGGGCTACTACGGGGACCCCGGAACAAACGGAGTTGAGAAAACGAACCCAAAAACCGGAAATACGGTGGTTCTTACTCACGGCAACCCGGCCAACATGTCTATGTACGACACGGTAAAGGAGCTTTCAGACAGGCTTCCAGCCCTGGTCAAGGAGGTGTTCCGATGATTGACATCGAAAGCAAGGTGTATACGCCAATCGCGGAACAACTCCGCGAGAAATACCCGGGTATTGACGTGGCCGGGGAGTATATCAATGCGCCCCCCAAATTCCCACATGCCAGCATTGTGGAGCAGGACAATTACACCGCCGCAAATCGTTTAGATTCATCCGAAAGCGAGAGATATTCCGTACTGATGTACGAGGTAAACGTCTACTCCAACAAAACTGGCGGGAAAAAGAGTGAATGCCGTTCCATCATGGCAGACATCGACAGGATGATGTATGCGCGTAACTTCACAAGGATTTCCATGTCCCCGGTCCCGAACATGGGAAACGCTTCTATCTACCGTCTTGTTGCCAGATACAGGGCGGAAACAAACGGGGCCACTATTTTCAGACGATAACAGAAAGGAATGATGACCTATCGCTATCTCTACCTACAAGGTTTTCCTGATGCATAAAGATACCAGCGCCGCTTCGTGGTCGAAGCTGATCGACATCAAAGAGTTCCCCGATCTGGGTGGCGACCCCGACATGCTGGAAACCACCACGCTTTCCGACAAGATGCAGACCTTCATCGCGGGCATCCAGTCCATGGACGGCCTGTCCTTCACCGCCAACTACACCTTGACCGATTATAAGGCGCTTAAGGCGCTGGAGGGCAAGCAAGAGGATTACGCCGTATGGTTCGGCGGCACTGAAAGTGCGGGAACGCTGACTCCTTCCGGTTCCGACGGCAAGTTCAGTTTTAAGGGCGAGTTGTCCGTGTACCCCACTGGAGGCGGTGTCAACGAAGTTGTGGGCATGGCTATCACCATCGCCCCCTCGACCGTAATCAACCTGGAGAACGAATAAGGAGGAAACAGAATATGGCAAAGACGCTTACTGTTAAGGACCCCGTGACTGGCATTGCGTACACCCTGGAATATACCCGCAAGACCGTGGAGCTGATGGAGAAAGAAGGGTTTGTTGCGACCGAAGTCGAAAGCAAGCCCATGACCAGTCTCCCCGCGCTGTTTGCTGGAGCTTTTAAGGCTCATCATCGGTTTGTTAACCGCGATGTGATCGACAAGATTTACGCGGGCATGCCCAAGAAGGACGAACTGATCGGCAAACTGGTTGAGATGTACAACGACCCCATCATCGCCCTGCTGGACGAGCCTGCGGAAAGCGAGGAAAACCCTACCTGGACGGCGAACTGGTAAACGAGTCGCCGTCGAATAAAGCGGGGGAGCCAATCCCCCGCTATTCCGATAAATTCTATGAGCTGTTTCCATATTATCTGGCCATTGGTATGACCTATAGCCAGTACTGGGACGAGGACTGCGAACTGGTCAAATATTACAGGGAAGCAGCGAAGATTAAACGCGATTTGACAAATCAAACCGCATGGCTGCACGGTGCATACATTTATGAAGCCGTGGCGGACTTAGCACCCATTCTCCGCATGGGCGGCAAGAAAGGTACCAGGCCAAAGCCGTACCGTGATTCCCCATACGACCTGTATGCACAGAGCGAAAAGCCCAAAAAACAGGAGCAAGGCGACAAGAAGGCGCGGTCCGTCATGGAGATGTTTATGATCGCGAACAACAAACGATTCGAGCAGGGAGGTGGCAAGAATGGCGGATAATGTGGAAATCCAGGGTATTGAGTTTCAAATTAAGGAAAACAGCGACAGCGCCGTAGCGTCCCTGGAAAAGCTGCAAAATACCCTGGTTCGTCTGAAAACGGCCACATCCGGGGGCGTGTCGGCTCTGCGCACTACTGCCAGGCAGTTGGACTCCCTGAACAAGGCTCTGGAGAACACCAGCGCAGATAAAATTCAGAAGATTCGGTCCTTGACCAGCGGGCTGAAAAGTCTGAGTGAGGTCAGCACCGTCAAAATCTCCAGTTCCGTGCCGAACCAAATCGCCGCACTTTCTACGGCGCTGAGCCAAATCAAGACAACGGACGGCGATAAGTTGATTGCCCTTGCAGACGGTATGCGCCCGCTTTCCGAACTGGGCCGTTCCCGTCTCACATCGTTTATTAGCCAACTCAGCAAACTCCCGGAGGTTATGCATGAGCTTGATGCGGCGGACTTAAATAAGTTTAACCGCCAAATGAAAGAGCTTGCGGCGGCGATTCGTCCGTTGTCTGACGAGATGCAGCGGCTCGGAACGGGATTTGCTGCGCTACCCGCCAGACTCCAGCGGGCCATTACGATGGTAAACCAGTACAACACCGCCGTGCAGCGCGGGACGCGCAGAACGAGCATGTTCGGCAGAGCTGCGGGCATGATTCGGTTCGGGATTTTGTATGCTGGGCTGCGGCGCGTGGTGGGACTTATCGGAACGGCTATCACGGAATCCAACAAGTACCAAGAGGACCTGAACCTGTTCAGCGTCGCGCTGGGTAAATACGCAAAGGAAGCGCAGAACTACGCAGAAAAAGTATCTTCTGTGATGGGCATCGACCCGGCGCAGTGGATGCGGAACCAGGGCGTGTTCCAAACACTTTTGACCGGATTTGGCGATACAGAAGACCGGGCATACACCATGAGCAAAAATTTGACACAATTGGGCTATGACCTGTCCTCTTTCTTCAATATCTCTATTGAGGACTCCATGCAGAAGCTGCAATCCGGCATTGCAGGCGAACTGGAGCCCCTGCGAAGATTGGGCTATGACCTGTCTGTTGCGCGATTGCAGCAGGAAGCACTGAATCTTGGTATTACCAAGAGCGTTTCCGCCATGAATCAGGCGGAAAAAGCAGAATTGCGGTACTACGCTATTATGACACAGGTGACGACCGCACAGGGCGACATGGCCCGAACCCTGGAAGCTCCTGCGAACCAGCTGCGTGTGCTTAGAGCAGAAATCACTCAGGTGTCCCGTGCAATCGGCAATCTGTTTATCCCGATTCTGACCAAGGCTCTGCCTTATGTCATTGCATTTCTGCAAATTGTCCGCGAGTTAGCGAACGCGCTGGCTAAACTGTTCGGGTTTGAGCTTACGGACGTTGACTGGGATGGCGTGAATCGTGGAGCTGTTGCCGCTGGGGAACTTTCGGACAACATGGATGCAGCGGTAGATGCTGCCAAGGAGTTTAAGCGCTACACCATGGGCTTTGACGAGTTGAACATCCTGCCTTCCAACACGGGTTCTTCAGGCAAAACGGATACTGGCATTACCGGCTCTGGTGGACTCGGGATTAATTTGCCCGAGTACAACTTCCTGGCCGGGTCTGTTCAAAGCAAGGTTTCTGAGATCAAACAGACAATCGAAGACAACATTGCAGAAATCAAAGCCACATTAGGCGCGGCCGATTTTGTTATTGGCGCGATTCTCGCTTTTACCGGGATTAACGTGCCCGCCGGAATCGCCATGATGGCAAGTGGCCTTGCTTTGATGATTTCCGGTAACGAAAATAACCCGGACGCCGTGAAAAATGTTTTGGATAGCGCTATCGCAAACATCGACCTTGTAAGCGGAACTGCGGCGTTGGTCATCGGCGCAATCCTTGCATTTTCCGGGGCAAATATTCCCATCGGAATCGGCCTTATGGCATTTGGCGCAACGGAACTGATTGCGTCTCAAACCCTGACGTGGGATAAACTGTCGGAAGATGTCCGACAAATCATCGGCGGTCTGGTCACATTCGTTGCATTGGGCGCACTGGCGGTAGGCGCTATTTTGGCCTTCTCCGGGGCGAATATCCCGCTGGGCATCGCCTTGATGGTGGCTGGTGCGTTCGTGCTGGCCACAGCAATTGTTCCAAAGTGGAACGAAATGCCTGATTCCGTGAAAAAAACAATCACCACCGTTATGGTGATACTTGGTGCCGCGCAGTTGGTACTCGGCGCGTTGCTTACGTTTACCGGAGTAAACATCCCTATGGGCATTGCTCTGATGGTAATCGGAGCGGCAAGCCTCGCGACAGCTGCGGCGCTGAACTGGGACGCCGTTTCGAAGTTCCTGAAAAAATCAATTTCCTATATTGCTGGTATTGTTGGCGGAGCGCTTATGGTTCTCGGCGTTTTGCTGCTTCTGTCTGGTGTGGGAATTGGACTCGGCCTTGCCGTGCTTGCCGCCGGGCTTGCATCGTCTCACGCCGCATGGAAGCTGGACGACAACCCTATTACCCGATTTGTAAAGAAGATGGCCAACGGGATTATCTCTATCGTCAATGTCGTGATTGACGCGGTGAATGAGATGTTCCACCTGGACTTCAAGGGTCTGAAAATCGGTGGCGTTCAGATCATACCGGCTTTTAATAAGCGATTGGTAAACATCCCGAAGATCAAACAGTTCGCCGAGGGCGGTTTTCCCAACGAGGGACAGTTGTTTGTCGCCCGTGAAGCTGGCGCGGAGATGGTGGGCAACATAGGCAGACGCACTGCCGTTGCAAACAATGACCAAATCGTCTCCGCCGTGTCCGATGGCGTGTACCGCGCTGTAATGTCGGCTATGTCCAATAAGGATGGAGTGTCCGGGGATATTAACATTACTATCAATATGGACGGCGACGTGGTGTATCGCAACGTCGTAAAGAAGAACAAAGAGGTGGTCCGGGCAACCGGCAAATCTCCTCTGTTCGCGTAAGGAGGGCACATGGCAATCATCATGGTAAAAAAGAAAGACGAGACCACTGTGCCGCTCCCTGACCCCAAATCTTTTTCCTGGGGCTTGCAGGACGTAGATGCAGACGGTTCCGGAAGGAACCAGAATGGTGATGCGTTCCGCGACAGGGTAGCCAGGAAACGAAAGTGGACCATGGAATGGCCCCCTTTGACTGCTGAACAATGCTCCACAATCCTGAAAGCCGTCACGGACGTATTTTTCCAGGCGACAGGGCCAGACGCGGAGGACGGCACGAACCGCACCATGACGTGCTATGTGGGCGACCGGACTACGCCCATGTATTCTTGTATCGATGGAGAATGGAGATGGGAAAGTCTGTCCATGAACTTCGTGGAGAGGTGAGTTTATGTACAATGTCTCCACCGCGTTCCACACCGCATTTGCGGATTATGGCCGTGAGATCAAGGCCAAGGTAATTTTCAACGGGCAGACAGAGTTTGACGGGATCTACGTTCAGGAAATCACCGCCACCCCGGCGTTTGATTCTTCAGACGGCATTTCCGTCGGCTCTGCCTGTTCCGGGCGGTGCAAAATCCGCATTTTTAAGCCGGATGAGCCGTTGCAATTGTCCGGCGGGTACTTTGTGCCGTATATTGGCATCTACGTTCCTGGCGGTGATACAGGCACAACAGCCATCGCCGGTCAGGCTGTGGCCGGTAAGGCAATCGCCGGTGTAAGCACCGCAGCGTCTGGGGTGGAATATGTACCTCTGGGCCGATACTACATCCCCGCAGACGGCGTAGAAAATTTGGTGTATGGCTGGGAAATCACCGGCTATGACCAGATGGCATCCTTGACGGAGCAATACACCCCGCAAATTGAGTTCCCCGCCACACCAGACGCTATGCTGACGGACTTGTGTGCGCAAAGCGGCCTGACTCCCCCAACAGTGATTTTCCCGGATATGGCAATCGAGTCTGTGTTTGGGGGGACCATCCGACAGCAGCTGGGGTGGCTGGCTGGACTGTGCGGACAGTCCGCGCACTTCGACAGAGACGGCAATCTGGTGTTCAAGTGGTACTCAAAAACCACCTTCCAGGTTAGCCGGGAGCAGCAGTACATGTCCGGCCTGACCCGCACGGCAGACGGTCTGTACTCGGTATCCAGTCTCACCACCGGGACGGAAGATGAACCCATTACATCCGGCACCGGCCTGGGGATTACGTCCACAAACCCCTACATGAATCAGGCCGTTGCAGACCTGATTCAGCCGGAGGTAGAGATATCTTTCCAGCCCTGCGACGTAAAATGGCGCTGCGACCCGTCTGTTGAGGTGGGCGACGTTATCCAAGTGGAGGGCGACACCGGCGAATGGCTTGACGTGTGTGTTATGGAGCAGGAAATCCACCTGTACGGTGGCCTGTCCTCTACGATGCACAGTTACGCCCCGCAGGACGCGGGTTATGCCATGGAAAGCCCCACAGAGCAGCGCATTAAGCGGGCTTATGAGGGCCTTACCAAGGCCATGCAGAACGCCACACAGAAGATCATCGGGGCAAAGGGCGGGTATTACGAGCTGACTCTGGACGAACAGGGTTTTCCCATCGGCTGGACTTTGCGAGATACGCCCACCATTACGCCCAATACCCGGATGTGGATTATGTCCACCGGCGGGCTGGGATTCTCCAAGGACGGCGGAAATACCATTTCCGGTGTCGCCTTGACCATGGACGGCGAGATCAACGCAAATGTCATCACCGCCGGGCAAATGTCCGCAGAAAGAGTCACCGTCAACGGCCAGACGCTTTCGGATTTCATCGAGGCGGGGATTGACGATGACGGCCATCCGGTATTGCGTATCGGCTCCTCTGCATCGGAGATCGTTCTGAAGGAATACAACGACAAAATCGGATTCTACGATACGGCTGGTACGTTGCTGGCGTACTGGAACAACAACAGTTTTGAACTGGTGGAACTGAGCAAGTTCCGGCTGGGACCCATGGGCATTGTCGTACAGCCTAACGGGTCCGTGTCTTTTGTGGGGGTGAGTTAATGGCAAGCATTTACGGCGCAAAATCTTCCACCGGCTGGCAATTGCGGCTGGATTACAGCGTATCCCAGAGCATCGCGGACAACAAGTCCACACTGGCCCTGACGCTGTACATCTATGACGGCACCGGCGAGAGCTACAACCTGGATGCCAATAGTTGCTATTACACTCTGCAAGGCACCAAAGTGTATAACCCGTACCGGTACAATTCCAGGGGCTGGTACAAGCTGGGCAGCAAGTCCATCACCGTGGCTCATAACAATATGGGCAAGGGGTCTGTGGTGCTTTCTGCGGACTGGCACAGCGGGTTTACGTCATCCTACACGCCGCCGAGCCTGACGGTTTCCGGCACGGTCAATCTCCCGGATATCCCCCGGGCATCATCCGTGTCGGCATCCGGGCTTGTGCTGGGTTCTGCCGGTACACTTGCAGTGACCCGGGCCGTGAGCACTTTTACGCACACAATCAAACTCAAGTGCGGTTCTGCGGCACAGGTAACTTTGGTGACAAAATCCAGCGCCACATCCATTCCGTACACGCCGCCCTTGGATTGGGCCGCGCAGAATACGTCTGGAATCTCCGTAAACATTACGGCGGAAATTACCACCTACAACGGGGACGCCGTGGTGGGCACCAATACGACCACACTGACGGCCTCCATCCCCGCATCGGTAAAACCCACCCTGTCCGTGAGTCTGTCCGACACCTCAGGATATCAGCCCACATACGGCTGGGTGCAGGGCAAGAGCACTCTGAAAGCCACGTTTTCCGCTACTGGGTCTTACGGCAGTACCATCAATGCCAAGTCTTTGACTATCGGCGGGAAAGCCGCCAGCCCGGACGGGGCGAACGCCCTTACAGGCAGCGGCACAATGGCCGTTGTAGCCACCGTCACGGACAGCAGAGGGCGCACGGCATCCGTTACCCAGAACATCACCGTAAACGCGTACAGCGGACCAGTGGTCCAGGATTTGACCTTTGTGCGCGGCTCTTATACGGGAAGCGTGTGGACGGACAACGCCATGGGCGATGATATCAAACTGACGTTTACGCTATCCATCCAGCTGGCCGGGAATAAAGCCACCGTGGAGATCACCGGAGCCAGCAATCTAACCGGGCAGACATCCGGGGCGAAAACGGTGTACCTGGTGGATTACGGCACCGACTCCACCGGCGTTGTGCAGGTCAAAGCGACCGATGCACTGGGCGGTACGGTGACCCGGGAAATTACCATTCCCACCGTTGCCGTGCCAATGAACATGAACTTTGATTTGCAGGCAATCTGCTTCGGCGGTGTGGCAGAAAAGGGAAAAACAGTGGAATTTAAGTGGCCCATCCATTACATGGGCACTGCCCTCCTTGACCTCATCCACCCGGTTGGCAGCATCTTCCAGTCCACGGACGCCACCTCCCCGGCGGAGCTATTCGGCGGGACGTGGGAGCAGATCAAGGACGTGTTTCTGCTGGCGGCTGGTGATTCTCACGAAGCGGGGACTACCGGCGGCGAGGAGACCCACACGCTGACCAAAGCGGAAATCCCGGACCACACCCACACCCTGAAATACACCGGTCAGAGCGTAACGGAGGGCGTGAATGCCATCCGGCTGTACCAGGCCGCAAGCACCCAGTACAACGAGTATTCCGGCGGTCAGTCCTCCGATTGCGGCGGCCAGGCCCACAACAACATGCCGCCGTACCTGGCCGTGTACACATGGCGCAGGACGGCATAAGGAGGGAGTATATGCCCGAAATTAAAATCAAAGTCCGCGACAAGTGCGCTGAGGGCGAGGGCGTGATTATCTGCAACAACAGCGACTACACGGTGGTGTGGGACCTGGACGGGGAATGGACGCCTTACGACACCAAGACCATGCGAGTGAACCTGGCGGACGGAAGCTACCAGGACGTAGTGTTTTCTGGCGATTCTGCGCCCCTGCCGGTGCTGACTGCTTCCGGCTGGGTGTCTGTGGGCTTGTATGCCGGAGATATCCACACGTCCCGGGCGGCCCGGCTTCTGGCGCTGTCCTCCGTGCTCACTTCCGGAGGTTCCCCTGCCTCCCCAGCGGAGGACGTATATGCGCAGATCATGGCCAAACTCAACGAGCTTTCTACCGTCTCCCCGGAGGATATCGCCAAAGCCGTGGAGGATTACCTGGCGGAACACCCGGCGGCCTCTGCGTCCATGCGGGTGGAGGGCGGCTATATCCAGTTCTCCGGCGATGGGAAAACCTGGGAAAACGTGATCGCGCTGGCCGATCTCAAGGGCGCACCGGGCGAGAACGGAGCACCCGGTAAACCGGGCGCTGACGGCCTAACCCCACATATCGGCGAGAACGGCAACTGGTATCTGGGCGACGAGGACACCGGCAAGCCCTCACGCGGCGCACCCGGCGCAAAAGGCGACCCCGGCAAGGATGGTGCGGGGATGGACGTCACCGGTGCAACCGTCGGCCAAATCGCCAAGATCTCCGCCGTGGACGCATCCGGCGTGCCCACCGGGTGGGTGGCGGTGGATATGCCCGCTGGTGGGGGCGAAGATGAGTGGGAACTAATCAATACAATTAGCATCACGGAGCCAGTCCACGCAATTGATATCACGATAGATAGCAATGGCGATGCGTTTAGCCTAAAAAAAATCTTCATATATTCTCCGTTGGGGCTAAAGGCGGACGGCAATTCGCAAGTTTTCATCGAGCTGTATTCCGGTGCGTCAACTGCAATGTATTTCAGGTCTATGAACGACGCCATTGAGAAATCCCCTAAAGCACTATTTGCAGAATTTGATGTAGTCGGCAGTTTTTACAGGGAATATTTACTGACATCGACATATCACCTTGAAGATGTTATGTCGCAAAATGTAGGCCTCATGCTCTCCAAGAACAAAGGTCCTATCACAAGAATCAGTATTTCTCTACAATATAACTACGTATTTACAAATGGCGAATTCCAAATATACGGAGTGAGAGAATGAAAATTTACGAAAACGGCATCTACCGTGACATGACGCCGGAAGAAATCGCGGAAATGGAAGAAGCTCGCCTCCGCTACGAGGCGGAAGAAAAGCACCGCCCCCTCTCCACCGAGGAAGTCCAGGCTATGCTCATCCGCCAGCAGGTGAACACCCTAACCGTGGACGATGCAACGGCCCTCCGTATGGCAGCATTCTATCCCGAATGGGAAAGCGGGAAAGCCTACACAGCCTCCAATGGCTGCCCGGTGGGTTATAAGGTAGTCCGGGCCGGAAAGCTCTGGAAGCTCCGACAGGAGCATACCTCCCAGGATGACTGGGCGCCAGGCGAAACCGGAACGGAATCCCTCTGGGAGGAAATCTGTGAACAGCACGATGGGACGAAATACGATGCTATCCCCTACAACGGCAACATGGCATTAGAGGCCGGGAAGTATTACACCCAGGACGGCGTATTATACAAGTGTATCCGAGATACCGGGAACCCCGTGTATCATGCCTTGAGTGCGTTGGTGGGAATCTATGTGGAGGTGGTTGAAAATGGCTCTTGAAAAAGTGGTGTACGAGGATAACGTAACGGTTATCACTGCCGCCCAGCTGAATGCTATCCAGGATGAGATTATCCGGGTGGCGGGGAAAATCGACGCTATCGCCGATGGGACGGAGGTGAGCTACTGA